GTCGAGAGGCTGAAGATCTCCACCCTTTCCGAGCTGTACATTCTCCAATCCCTCGATGTCGATGATCAGTCCGTCTGGCTTCGCCTTGGCGATAGCCTGCTGAATCTTCAAGTGCGTAATCTGCAGCATATCTGCAAAGCCCATGCAGCTGTCCACCATGGACTTGGGCTTCATGTCTCTCAGGTTGGTGCACACAGACGAATAAGAAAGCTGAGCTCTGCTGAGGTCATGAATGTTCTTAGGCATGTTCTTGGCCTTCTCGTAGCCAAAGATGTAGTTGGTGCTCATGATGAAGCTACCTCCGTACACGCACTCAATCTCCATCTTGTGTGGAGTCCTTTCATACACACTACCCTGTGGGGTCTTGTAGTCAAACCCCTTGTAGAAGAAGTTCTTGTTGCCGTGTCTGTTCTCTTTCTCTTCGAAGTAGATGCAGTCTACAGCTTTGAACTCAAAGTCCATAACCTCGACGGTGTACTGATCGTACTCATACACATATCTGCCAGAGCGCTCGTCAAAGCGACTCTTGTTGTACGCTGAGTATTTGTTGCCGTTGGAGCTTCGTACAGCCAACGCAATCTTCTCGTAGTCCTCTTCTTCAAAAGTATCCCCAGCGAGGCGCTTCAACTCGCCTATCGTAATCTTTTTTACGTGGCCAGCATAAATCAAGTCGTTCATGCCTGGGTCCTCAGTGTAGCTATGAACAAAGTTCAAGGGGTCTACATAGTGAGTTGTAATCCCATAGTTCGGATCGTTTGATCTTTTTACCACAGAGGTACCAAGAGTCACGAGGTCATTAACTGCTCTTCTGAACACGCTTTGATCAAAGTCGTTCCAACGGAGAGTCATCTCGGTGCCGATTTGAGCAGACACTTCTGCGTCGGTCTTGATGTTTGTCTCCATAAGGATTTCGGCCTCCTCTGGGGTGTCGGGGATCTCTTCTGGG